CCTAAGGGGCCCCGGTACTTTATGTGCCGCCGTTATTGGACACTCATACTCCTGATGCAGTGCATCTCTGGGAGTATGCCACAACCAAACCATATGGAAGTTAGAAATGGGCATCATCACTCAATCACGTTACCATACGAAGGAATCAAGAATTCTTATGAAATCTTCGTATCGTGGCGCGTCACCGGTAATTATACCGACAACGATAAATGATATGGGTGTTGCTGAACCATTTCGCCTATTGCAAACCACTACGAGTTTTCGTAGTGGACCGAAATATGACAGTTCGGAAGATAGTTTAGCAGGTATTACCTACGAAAACCAGCTTCTTTTCTCGTCATCTCAGTATGACACAGGTCATGCTTTCTTTACTAAGGATACTACGTTGAAAGCGTCTAAATTAACAGACGCATATTACAAGAACTATGCAAATAATTCTTGGTTTAGGGGCCCTATGGTCCCCAACGTTACCCTTGCTAAACAAGCATATACCATACCGGGTATTGATATCCAGTACGGTACTCGAGCAATAGCTCGAGCCTTGCCTACTAATTCGGTCGCGAACCTTTCTAACGACCTGGCGGAGATTGCCCGTGAGGGCTTCCCCCGGCTTCCGTTATACCAATTTAGAGATAAAGTGTATAGCCACCGTGAACTCGGTGGTGACTACCTTAATCTCCAATTTGGATGGAATCCGTTGATCCAGAGCGTTTTGAAAACTCTCTATGCAGTGGTAAATGCTCCGATTATACTGGAGCAGTACCACAGAGATTCCGGACGTAATGTCCGGCGTTCGCGTGGGTTTGAACCTATCATCAGTAACAAGATTGAAGACGTTTACGCTTTTACTAGCGTAAACAATCTTTGGTCTGGGCCTGGAGCAAGTATGGGAAACCCTACTTTCTCTGACCTTTTCTATACTGCTGGAGGTTCACCGGGAACGTCCTTTCTAGTGAATCATTCACTACGTCAGGACTACTGGTTTTCAGGAGCATTTACATATTTTCTGAACATTAACGAAGATCTCGTTAGTCAGGCATATGGATTTGCACAAGAAGCTGAAAAGCTCCTTGGTCTCGGGGTTACCCCCGAGGTCCTGTATAACCTTACTCCCTGGACTTGGTTATTTGATTGGTTTGCTAACATTGGGGATATTATCCACAATGCTACTGCATTCTCTCAAAACAACCTTGTCATGCGGTACGGGTATCTAATGCGAAAAACAACTCGCGCTAGTTCCGGTACGGTGAGTGGCATTTCGATTAACGGAAAGTCACTCCCCCCGATACTCGCTTCCTACACAACTGTGCAGAAGGAGCGAGTAAAGGCGACACCATATGGTTTTGGCCTAAATCCCGATACTTTTAGTAACGGGCAATGGGCCATTTTGGCTGCTTTAGGTATGACCAAAGCGCCTCGCGTTTTATACTGAATGGTTGTAATCTCAGTGTAAAATAACAAGGTTATGGGTATCTTAACCCCATAATATCACAACTCAATAATAATTGAATAGGAATCACCTTGGCAATCGCAAATCCACTTGTTATCACTATCAACGCAATCGCAAATAGTCTTCCAAAGACTAGTTTCGGTACGAACACAGGATCCTATACAAAGGATGATGGGCTCGTTTCGGTCGAGATCGCACACCAGTATGGTACGCGTTCTCGTCGCCGAATTCGTTTGAACCACTCAAAACTGACTCCGGATCCGTTTATCCCTACCAATAACGTGGTCGTTGGAATGAGTTGTACTCTTTCCATTGATACACCTAAGGCGGGATACACGCTTACGGAGCAGAAGCAGGTTTTGGACGGCTTTATTGCCGCCCTTTCTGCATCGAGTGGTGCTCTTGAAACCGCCATTCTTGGCGGCGAGAGCTAACAAGGCTACTCGGGGAGGTGAAATACCCTCCCCGGGTAATCTCTCAACCCTCCATTGGGAAATGAAGGATAATTGAGAGAATGCGATTATTAGGGTTTAGGATGTCCGCCCCATATTAAATGAGGTAACATGAAAAGCCTAATCGTATTCCAACAACGCTTGCTCATGGAAATGGGCAAGTGGTGTCACACTAGTACCAGTCTCGATCAAAAAACAATCGAGACTCGAGTCAAACATGAGGGGTACTCGTTTTACACGATTACCCTACCTACCTTCGCGAAGGACCTCCAAAAGGCCCTGGACCAAGGTTTCGTAGATCGCAGTCTTTTCACGAGTTTTTCGCGAAAAGCAGAGCTCCCCCGATTTCTCGGAGGTTTTCTCGATCTTGTGTTTGACCGGTGTACTGGTCGGTTGCTCGATGCACCTTCTATCGACGCAATCTATGCTATAAGGCAGATCTCTCTGCTTTTTAGTAAGATCGAAATACCGTGTTCAGATGAACGCGTTACTAGAGCGATAGGAGATTACATTGAGTGTGAAAGTACAGTCAGAACATTTGACGGTCGACGAGCTGATCACCCTGAAATGGATGATCAATTCTTTCGAATCGCGATGTTGCTGGTCCGGAATATGGCATCTGATGTCGACTTATCAGTCTACACCGGAAGCGTATTACCTAGGATCAGCAGCGGTGCCAACGTTGAAAAGATTCGAGGAAATCCTCGATATCTTTTTCGCGATTGGACAGAAAGACTGGAGCGAATATTTCCTTCTGGGGAATATGCACAGCCTTCCTGGGCTCTTCAAGGAGAAGAACCACCTCTGTCAGTACTTCTACCCGGAGCTGAGAAACCTGTAAGGGTTATAACAGTTCCTAAAACGTCGAAAGCACCCAGAATCATAGCAATTGAACCACTTGCAATGCAATATATGCAACAAGCAATTCTTGAAGCTATGACTGAAGCTACTGAAAGGGATGACATCCTTTCGTGGCTTGTCAGTTCTAAGAGTCAGCTCCCTAATCAGGAGTTAGCTCGTGAAGGTTCCATTACTGGAAACCTCGCCACGCTCGATTTGAGCGAGGCGTCTGACCGTGTTTCGAATCAGCTCGTACGCATCATGTTACGTCGCTTCCCCCACTTTGCGGAGGGGGTCGACGCTTCACGATCGCGGAAGGCTGACGTACGTGGCCACGGAGTTATCCGTTTAGCCAAGTTCGCGTCTATGGGTAGTGCGCTCTGCTTTCCATTTGAAGCCTTAGTCTTTGCGACTTTGATTTTCTGTGGAATTGAAGATGCGCTCAACCGCCGCCTAACCCGAGAATCCATTTTGGCATTCAAGGGCACGGTACGCGTCTACGGAGATGATATTATTATCCCTGTAGATTATGTGTCGATAGTGGTTAGCAAACTTGAAGATTTTGGTCTAAAAGTTAATGCTAGCAAGTCTTACTGGACCGGAAGGTTCAGAGAGTCTTGCGGAAAGGATTACTATGCTGGCTTTGATGTTTCTGTTGTCAAAGTCCGCCGTGTTTTTCCTAACACCACTATGCACGCCGATGAGATTGAATCTATTGTATCACTTAGGAATCAACTTTACAAAAGAGGATTCCGTGATACGATAGACTATCTTGACAAATGGATTATGGGTTTGATCCCTTTTCCATATGTCGAGGACACCTCACCGTGCTTAGGTCGCATCTCAGATGAAGGTCATCAGACCGACTTCTGGGATGAGAAGTTACAAATTCCTCTTGTCAGAGGAGCCGTAGCTGTTCCTAAGATTCCTCTAAGTCACTTAGAGGGCTCTGGAGCCCTGCTTAAGTTCTTCTTAAAAAGAGGGGAGACCCCCCTTGAAGAGAAGCACTTAGAACGTGCTGGACGTCCTAACCGCGTCGACATAAAGGTTAGAAGGCTTCCTGCTTATTAGTAGGAAGGTGGAAGTAATTCCACGTGAGGAGACTGTTTTGGCGTCTCTCTTGAGACCCTGACAGGCTCGGGAGATGCGCTGTTATTATTATGCC